CCGATAACGTCAAGCCGCCTGTCAAGCTTGGTCATGGCTGGAAAGAAGGTCAACCGGCGCTTGGCTGGGTTAAGGTATTAAAGCGTATCGGCGACAAGCTGGTAGCCACGCTAACTGATGTGCCGAAGATCGTTTATGACGCTATTAAAACTGGCCGCTATAAGCGCGTTAGCTCAGAGATATATTGGAATTACAAAAGCAAGGCCGGAAAAACTTATAATTACGTTTTAAAGGCTGTTGCTTTGCTTGGTGCAGACATACCCGCTGTCAGTGATTTAAAAGACCTGGCCGCCTATTTAACTCAAATATCCGCAAATGACGGATCGTTTGAGAGGGTTGCAAGCTATGAGCTTGAAGTGGGTGACGATTTCACCATAAAAACAAAAACCACCAAACTTAATAGGAGTAATAAAATGGCTGATGAAGCTAAGTTAAAAGAATACCAGGACAAGTTAAAGGCGGCAGAGGAAAAGGCTAAAGCTGATAAGGAAGCACGCGAAGCGGCCGAGGCCAAACTGAAAAAATTTAAAGAAGATCAGGAAAAAGACCGCCAGGAATTTCGCGTTAAGGCGTTTAAGGACGAATGCGAAGCCCTGGTCAAAGATGGCAAATTGACACCGGCAGAGCGCGACAAGCTGGTTAAAGGAATACCGGAATTTAAGTATGATGAAAGCGGTCATTTCGTGCCGTTTGTCGATGTCAAGGCGATTATCGAAAATCGAAAGATTTTAGACACCGTTGAATACGGCGAGGACGGCAAGCCGATTCAAAAGGCAAAAGAATATGATAGCGCATCTGAAGAAATGGCAGATCGCGCCAAAACATATAGCATAGAGAATAAGGTTAGTTATTCCGAAGCGGTAGACATTATCACTGCAAAAGATGCTGACCTGGCAGAGCGTTATAAACTTGAAGACCTAGAGGAGTAAATAAATGGGTACAGCGAATTGGAATATCAAATATCCGTTTACCGCGGGCGAAGCGCTTAACACCGATGGCCATGAAGGCATTGCCATTGCGCTTGCCGACGGAAAGGTTGCCAATAACGGGCAAGAAGCTACCGGCATACTTTCTGACAAGCCTGCCAGCGGGCAAAACGGCTCGATGATTATCATCGGAATCGGCAAGGGACGCGCAGGCGGCACTTTAGTCGCAGGCGGCAGCGTTACGGTATCAACGTCCGGCTATTTTACCGCAATAACAAGCGGTCATGCAGCCGTTGGCATAGCAATGGAGGCAGTCACCTCTGGTAGTCTCGGCCCCATAGGCATGCGCATGAACTTTGCCAATGTGGCCAGTATGTAAGGGGGTGACATTATGGCTAAAGCAGTACATGGAGATCTACACGTAGATCAGCATTTAACTAATGTGGCGATTGACTACAAGCCGGTGGGTATGATTGCGCCGGGAGTCGCGCCGACTGTTTCAGTTCCCAAACAAAGCGATTTTTTTCCGGTATGGAGTCAAGCCGATATACTTCGGGTTGAAAACACCAAGCGCGCGCGCGGGACTGAAGCAAATAAGATCACTTTAGGCGTAAGTTCGGATAACTACTATGCCGAAAACTACGCGATTAAAATGGATCTGACGCTTGAAGATCGCGTAAACATGGATGCAGCATTAACGCGCAAGCTGCGCGAAGGCCGGGCAACCACGATCGTTGATAAGCTCAACCTGGATTGGGAGCATCGCCTTGCTTCGCAAGTAACCTCAACCTCAAACGTAGGCAGTTCAACCGCAGTGGCTTCAGCCTGGACGGATTACACCGCAGGCAACAGCACGCCGTTTGAAATGATTACAACCGGCATTGACGTTGTGCAGGATACCACCGGCATTAGGCCAAACAGCATCCTGATGGGCGGCCAATGCTGGCGCAACCTTCGCAGGCATAAGGATATTATAGACTTGCTTCATGGCGATACCGGCAAGGGATCGCCGCGCACCGCTACAAAGGAACAGGCGAAGGCGCTTTTTGAAGTAGAGCGTTTTCTTGTCAGCGATACCTACAGAAATACGGGCGCAGAAGGTCAGACCGCATCATTGTCGCCTGTTTGGGGCGATCATCTTTTGATTTATTACGCACCGATGGCACCGAGCATTAATGATGCAAGCTTTATGTATTCATTTCGCTGGAACGCACCGGGGCTACCTTCGATGACGGTTGAACGGCATCCGTTTGATCCGAAGATTAAATCAGAAGAAATCGAAGTTGGTTATTACCAGGACGAAGTGATTACCAGTAAGCCTTTGTCCTATCTGATTACAACCGTAACCAGTTCAACATAAATCTTTAACTTCGCGCGGGCGGTCATTCTCACCTCTAGGGGAATATACCCCGCCCCTTGAGCCTCCGGCACCGCCCGCGCCTTCGGGGTATAGGAAGGACAGTTATGCATTTTCAACCAGGGCAAATCCCTCATGTAGCAGATGAAGAGGGGCGCAACGTATTTAAAAAGGCTTTGCTTGCAGAGATTAAAAAGCTTGGCGGTAAGCCAAAAATGACATTTGGCCTAAAAAAGCTTCGGGAATTGTACTCTGATTTAATGGCAAAGAAAACATTGGAAGACGAAAAATAACTTAAACCAAAAGGGGGTATTAAAATTATGCAGATAGTAATCCATTGTGGCGGGATGCCTTTTAACGGAGCAACAATCCCAAATGGCGAATCATTGGGCGGTAGTGAGTCAGCGGCTTATTTTATGGCAAAGGAATTGGCTGATTTAGGCCATAATGTGATTTGCTTTACCAGTTCACAGGAAATGGGAAAGTTTGACGGTGTTAATTATCAGTTTGTTGGCAAAATGAATCAAGTAAATCCGCTGGGAGAAAACTTCCACACGATTATGCAAGTGCCGCATGATGTGGTTATCGTTCAGCGGCACCCGATGGCATTTATCCGGCCATTAAATTCAAAGCTTAATATTTGGTGGCTGCATGATTTAGCGCTTATTCGCAATGGCGGCATTGTCAATCACCACTTGCCGTATATCGATCAGGTTTTATGCGTTAGCGAATTTCACAAAAAGCAAGTGGTTAAAAATTGGGATATTCCAGAGGATTTTATAACCGCAACACACAATGGGGTTGACTATTCTTTATTTACGCCGGTCCGCGAAATACAGAACAGAGAAGAAAAATCTGTTGTATTCGCAGCGCGGCCGGAGCGCGGGCTAGAAGAAATCATCAGGCCAAAAACCGGACTTGCGGAGCTTTTACCGGATTATAGCTTTCATATTTGCACATATAAAAACGTTCCGGATCACATGCGCGGCTTTTACGAATATTGCTGGCAGCGTTGCGCCGAGCTTCCCAATGTTAGCAATCACGGCTTTTTAGGCAAGCGCGAGCTATACGAATTGATAGGCCGCTGCATGCTTTACATCTATCCGACAAGCTTTGAAGATACCAGCAATATAATGATTTTGGAAAGCAATGCAGTAGGTACACCGTTTGTGGGTTTAGATAATCACGCGGCACTTCCGGAAACAGGCGCGGGCGGCGGCTGCTATTGGGTAGGCATGACAGATACCTATCAATATAGCGTGCCGGACAAAACGAATTTATCAGAGGGTGATTTAGAGCGCTTCGCAGATAAAATAAAATACATTTGTGAATCAGAAAGCAAATGGCATCAACTTCATAAAAAAGCGCTTGAAAAAAAGCAGGATTGGAAAAGCGCCGCGCTGCAATGGGATGAACTGTTTAGAAATTTGTTAGCTCAAAAATGCGATGACAAGCGGCGGCTGTTTAAACACCTTGAGCACTACAGCGATGTTTACTGCATAAAAGATGCTGCAAAAGCGCAGTTAGAAGATAATTATGCTTTTATGTATTCCGGCGATTATGCCGGTCACTATGACCGCTATTATCAGTATGAAGAAGACCGAGGCGTTAAATACGGGCCGGAAGATTTAACCGGCAATCCGCGTTTTGAGCATACTTCAAAAATCGTGGGTGATTTAATTCAAGCCTTTGCGCTAAAAAACGTATCGTTTCAAAACGTGCTGGATTATGGCTGCGCCCATGGTCATTATGTAATGAATTTAGCAAAGCGCTTTCCGGCAATAGGCTATAAAGATCATCCGGGCTGGCGCGCGCATATCCATCATTTAGAGCGCACCGACCTTGAAGAAATCTTTGGCAGCCAGCGCGGTTATAATTTGCAGGGATTGCCGCATAGCGCAAACCTGGGCCATTATTTTGTTACCTTTGAAAACTCGCCGGAACCTTTAGGCCAAATTGATTTAAAGCGCAAGCTTGCCGAGCAAGCACCGCAAGAAACCGTTAGCGCCTGCTTGATTGTTAAAAACGGCGAAAACTCTTTAGGCCGCACGCTTGACAGTATCGAAGGGCTTTATGATGAATTGATAATTGGCATCGATGAAACCACAACCGATGAAACCGAGCGCGTATGCGAAAAATACAACGCGCAATATTTTAAAATCAAATCGCCTATCGAAACAGGCTTTGCCGCAGCGCGCAATCTGACTATCGAACAGGCGCAAATGGATTGGGTATTTTGGATCGATTCAGACGAAGTAATGGAAAACGGTGATAACTTAAAAAAATATCTTCGCGCAAATTGCTTTGATTCTTATGGCATAAAGCAGCATCATTTTGCGATAGAGCCCGAAGGCATTCTTAAAACCGATTATCCCGCGCGCCTGTTTCGCAATCATAGAGGTTTTAAATTCTATGGCCATGTGCATGAACACCCGGAAAAAGGCAAGATGAACGATGGTGCTGGCAAGGTTTATATCGTGCCTGATGTGGCTATTATGCACAACGGCTATGCCACCGAAGCAAAACGGCGCAAGCGTTTCGAGCGCAACTTTCCGCTGATGCGCATTGACCATGAAAAAAATCCGGACCGGCAGCTTGGCATTTTCTTGTGGATGCGTGATCTTGCGCACCTTTGTAAATACACAATGGAGCGCAACGGCATGCAGATCACCGATGAAATAAAGGGCTGGGCCAATGAGGGCATTGATATTTACCGCAGCATGCTTGAAATGGAGAAACCCAGCATCCGGCTATTATTAGATGGCCTGCTTTATCAAAGCGAGCTTGCCCGCATCGCTTTAAACGGCAATGCGATTGAATTTTCTTTTGAATATCAAAGCGCAAAGGGCAATCCGATAAAGCCGAAAGTGCCGTTGCATGGCTATTTTGCAAAAGCGATGGATATAATGAAACTGGCCGAAGTGCTAATTGATGAAAACACCAAATATTACGAGGACAGGTATTTTTAATGGGCCGATACACAAATTATGACGAATTGTGGATTCGCTATCCGCTGATTAAAACATGGAGCGATAAGCAAAGCCATGTTGAAAGCCACTTGGTTTATCATGCCGAAAATCAAATTGACTCGATGCTTTCACCGGCTTTCAGCACACCTTTTAGCGCCGATCATGCAACTGTAAAAGAGCTATCGCAGGATTATTGCAAGTATCTTGTCTTGGTCGACCAGGATGAAAAAAAGGCAAAGATCATTTTTGATTTAATCGAAGC